GATCTACCAGCAGAACGACGTCTCTGACGACGCCACGTTCCCGGTAGAGGCAGTGCAGGCCGCCATCGACAGAAGCAGGTACAGGGGCCAGCTGTCGGCGTCGTCCAGGCCCAACTCGATGTCCGGGTGCTACGTGGTGGCCGGGCTCGACCCGGCGACAGTGGGCTGCACAGCGGCCGTCGTCATCGCCACGGACAAGCTCACCCAGCACCGGTGGGTGCTGAACTGCTGGAACAAGAAGGGCGCCACGCCCAAAGAGATCATCCAGCTATTCAAGGACTGGACGGATGAGTACGAGATCAACGAGTGGCGGGTTGAACGAAACGGCTTCCAGCGCTTCCTCACCCAGCTGCCCGAACTGCGAGACCACCTCACCACGCGAGGCGTCCTATTCCGCGAGCACACCACCACCGGCAAGAGCAAGTGGGACGAAGAGTTCGGGGTTGAAACCCTTGCGCCTTTGTTCCTCTCGTGCACCGAAATGGTCGGGGATCGACTGGTGGCTCGGCCAGCCGGAGAAGGTCAGATCAGCCTGCCTAGTACTCGGGATGCCAGGGCGGTAAGCGAACTCGTCGAGCAGCTCCAGGTGTGGGAACCAGAGATGGCACGCGGTACCGCGACTGACCTGGTAATGGCTCTCTGGTTCGCTGAGATCGGGGTGCGACAATACTTGCTTGGCACGCGATTCGAGCAGTCCCATATGCGATCCAAGTTCACCACCCGTGCTGGTAGGCGGTCGCAGAGCAGATACGACCTTAACGAACTAATGCATTTCGGGATGGCTGCCTAGTGTTCAATCAGGATATCGTCGACATCGAGAACCGGCGCACCCAGTTGCGCAACCGGTACCTCGACCGCGACCGGGCTATGGACATGGTTCAGATGGTCCGCCGCGGCGAGATCGACCGTCTGTTCCCAGACCTTTTCTCTGACGACCTGCCGAAGAGTGTCGTCGCCAACCTTGTGGACGTCGCGGCCCGTGACCTCGCCGAGGTGATGGCCCCACTCCCCAACCTGGCGTGCGCCTCCGGCAACATGAAGACGGACGCCGACCGTCAGCGCGCCTCGCGCAAGAACCGCATCGGGTACAACTACTGGGAGAAGTCTGCGCTTGAGTCGCAGTTCTACCAGTTCGCCGACTCGTACAACGCGCACGGGTTCGCGGTCATGGTGGTTGAGCCTGACTTCCAGCTGAAGATGCCGCGGATCCGCGTCGAGAATCCCAACGGTGTCTACTACGAAAAGGACCGTTGGGGCTGCGTCGTCGAGTACGTCAAGGAGACCACCGCCACCGCTGGCGAGCTGGCCGCCAAGTACCCCGAGTACCGGGGGCAGATCCTCAGCATCGGCCAGGACAAGAAGCAGCGCAACGAGAACACCACGCTAACCATCGTCACGTACATGGACGCAACACGCATGGTGTGCTACCTGCCGGAGGCGTCCAACGTTGTCCTCGGGCGTGCGCCTAACCCGTGCTGCCGCATCCCTGTCGCTATCGCTGAGCGGTTCGACATCGGCAAGACACCCCGCGGACAGTTCGACGATGTGATCTTTGTTCAGCTCGCCCGCTCGCTCATGGCTTTGTACCAGCTGAACGCCGCCGAGAAGTCGGTGAACGCACCGATCGCTATGCCCGACGACGTCACCGAACTGTCTGTTGGACCCGACGCCGTACTGCGTACGCAGAACCCGCAAGCGATTCAGCGGGTGCGCCTCGATGTGCCGCGGGATTCGTGGATGCTCGCCGACCAGTTGGACCGTGAAAGCAAGCAGGGTGCCCGCTATCCTGATGCACGAACCGGTGGGGTAAAGGGATCAATCATCACTGGGCGCGGTGTAGAAGCCATGCTCGGGACCTTCGACACGCAAATTAAGACAGCCCAGGTTTTGTTCAAGCAAGCCCTTGAGACTGCCACAAGTCTCTGCTTTGAAATGGATGTCGCACTGTGGCCCAACCTGCGCAAGACAATCGACGGGACGATGAGCGGGAAGTCGTTCGAGATTCAGTATGTCCCGGCCCGCGATATCTCCGACAACCATACCTGCACCACGACGTATGGCTTTGCGGCAGGGATGACGCCGGACCGCGCTATTGTGACGCTCCTGCAACTGCGTGGCGACAAGTTGATTCAGAGGGATACCTTCCGCCGTGCGCTCCCATTTGACATTGATCCCGACGAGGAACAGCGCGGACTTGATTTAGAAGTTCTTGAGGATGGGTTGATGCAGGGATTCCTCGCGCTGATGCAGGGTCTCGGCCCGATGATGGCTCAGGGCGTCGACGTGTCCAACCTGCTCACCTCTGCCAGCTCGGTCATCGAGGCACGCGGCAAGGGTGTTCCGCTGCACAAGGCCATCCAAGAGGCGATGAAGCCGCCGGCGCCACCCGAGCCAGAAGGCCCCGCCGGATCAGCCCCCTCCGAGAACGGCCCGACCGCGGCGGGACTAGCAGGGCCGGAGGGTGGCCCGGGTGGCGAGGACCAGGGTATGCCAGGCCAACCAGGCTCCGGCATCCGCCCCTCCGGTCTGCCTCAGGGCGTGGCCCCCGGCCAGCTACAGAACGGTCCCGGCGGTATGCCGTCGATCATGTCGCTAATCGCCGGGATGAAGAACGGTAAGAGCAACATGGAAGCCGGCGTGATGAGGAAGATTCCGACAGGATGAGCCAGCCTTTAGTTTCCGGCCCGGGTGCCTTGTCTCAGCGCACTGACGGCGGCCAGCCTATTCGGCATATTGCGGACGCAAAGTACGGCGAGGACAAGTCGTTCGTCGAGCAGCAGAAGATGGCTCCGCTAGCAGAAGCGGCCGCAGGTCCGGGTGCGCCACCCGTGTCTATGGGCGGCAGCCAGGTCGCACCCGCCGGACCTGCGGCTCCGCCGCAGCCTATCACCCCGTTCGGCGCCCCCTCCGCCATGCCTGACCAGCCGGTCACCGCTGGTGCGCCCCCGTTCGGGGCGCCGTCTCAGCCGCCCAAGATCAACCTCCAGCCCAACCAGCTGACGCAGGCCCTGGCCCCGTACGTAGCCGGCGATGACAGCGGAGTGTTAGCTGACTTCATGTGGAACCTTTCTCAGATGGGACTTTAAGTGGCTAAGCCCTGGTGGGCTAAGGTTTCGCCCGACTACTACAAGAAGCCATCCAATCTCTCCGCCGAGGTTGACAAGCGATCCCGGCACTACGCTGCCGTACTAGCGGACACCCATCTACGGGACGAGCCTCAGCTTGCCGCGGCGTTTCTGAACGCCAACGTTCCCTACTCGATTGCGCAGCGCGTCAACAGGCAGTACCAGGTCATCAAGGACCAGGCCGCCAACAACGTGATGCAGCAGGCCGGCGTACCCAACCAGGCCACCGCGCAGCAGAAGGCTTCCGGCCCGCCAGCCACCCCCCCTCCCGCACAGGGGGATTACTGGTCGTTGGACCCCACGAACCTGTGGGATGTGTTCGTCAAAACCAACAACCAGCTTTACGACGCGGCCAACGGATGGGCTGCCAGGACGCCCGGCGTTCCCACGCTTGACACCGCTATGGAGGGACTGCGGTCTGTCCCCAAGGCGCTGATGACTGTGCCCAACATGCTGTACTCGGTGGTGCAGTCGCCGCTCGCACAGACCCTCGCCAACACCCCGGAGTACAAGCCGGGCGGCCAGGACCGGGTCAGGGAAGGTCTCGGCGATGCGGTCGGTGGTGGGCTGCTCGGTGACATTGTTGGTGGCCTCGGCTCAACCATCCTGCCCACCGCTGTCGGTGCATCCACCAACCTGCCCGGTATCGGCGGGGCCGCTGTCTCAGACCCGCAGCGCGGGGATATGCAGCGCAACGGCTACGACCCGAACAGCTGGTCTAGCCGCTACGCCTGGTATTTCGACGCGATGGATGCCGGCCAGCGTGCCGTGTCCGACTACGACGTCCGCAAGCTCCAGCAGGAATACGACCCTGAGAAGGTCAACGCCGCGCGGGAAATCATCACGTCGAACTTCCTCAACGACTCCAAGCTTGAGGCGCTGTCCCCGTCCGCTCAGGCGTTCATCAAGGGGATTACCGACAACGACGGCAAGGATGCCGACCCCAGGGACGCCGAGCTGTTCGACCGGCTCAACCATGCGGCAGGGCTCCGCCCCGGTGGTGTCGTGTCCTACGCGCTCGGGCAGGACGTTGGCTCGTCGGCATCCCAGGTTACAGCGGCGCTAGGTGACCTCGCCTTCTACTGGTTCGCCGACCCGTACGCCGCAGGCATCAAGGGTGTAGCCGCCCTCAAGGAGGCTGCCCGGCTCGACCGCATGATCCCGGCCGGCTCCAAGGCCGCCATGGAAAACAAGATCGTTGCCACTGTCGACGGGACTGTTGACGGCAAGCCGATCAGCCGGCTGGGCTCCGACATGGACAAGATGCTGGACGCAGTCGACGATGTGCACGTCCGGCTGAACCTGGCCAACAAGCTGCCGGACGGCCCGCTCAAGGCGCAGGCACTCAAGGAAGCCGGCCAGATTTACGGCAAGTGGTCGATCAAGCATCCCGACATGGCCGACCAGTGGGCTTTCGCGGCACAGTGGAAGTCGGGCCGGGCTGAGTTCATTGCCCCCAAGAGCGGGGCCGAATGGGATGCGGCTGTCGCCAAGGCGGAGAAGGGCGAGAAGTTCGAACCGTTCTTCACCAAGTACAACGACAAGCCCACCAAGCCGGGGTATGTGCTCGACCGCTCCACCCCGGAGAACTTGCAGCGTTCCCTCAACGAGGCGCGCGCCGACCTGGTGTCGCGCATGTCAGAGTTCCTGTTCCTCAACGCATGGTTCCAGGGCCGGCCCGTCGTCAAGGGCATGATGCACCTGCCCGGCGAGGTTGCGCTGAACGCCCAGGTTCGGGCCGCGGTTGCCCCGCTGAGGGACAAGCTGGTGCTCGGTGACCGGCACATCCTCAAGTACCTGAACGACCCCGCCAACCTCGGCAACCCTGTGCACTTCAACGGCCAGCTCGACCGGATCGGCACCCTGTTCTTGGGCCGGCAGTCCGGCGAGTGGATCAAGGCGAACTACACCCAGAAGTGGCTGGCCACCGCAGAGAAGATCGCAGCCAAGTTCGGCTACACCTACTCGGGCCGAGAGATTGTGTTCTCCGCCCCCGACTCGCTCAAGACGCTGCAGCGCATGGGCCTCGCCCACATGCCCCGCCGGATGGCTCAGGTGATGGCAGCCAACTACGCGCGTGGCGGGCCGGCTGAGCGCCGCATGATGTACGAGCAGTTCGAGAACATGTTGGCGGAGGCAGCCAACTTCAAGAACACGCCGCTCGCCCGGGAAACCTACAACGTCCTGACCAAGGGCCAGGGCCCGCGGCTAATGCAGGGCTCACCGTTCACATTCAGCCCCGCCGAGGCGTTCGTGGCCAACCGGGCAGACAACGAGATCAGTGTCGGCGAGTCCAAGATCGCCGCCGGTATCTGGGATTACCAGATGTCCGACCGGGCCACCGCGCCTAACTACCGGATGATCCGGGCTATGCAGCAGAGGACCGGGCTGCTTTCCGCGGTGACCGGCGTATTCAACGCCAGACTCCTCAATGGGCCCACCGCTGTATGGAAGGTGGGAAAGGTCGGCAACCCGCCGAACATGTTCCGTCAGGCCATGGAGGGTTACGCCCTACTGCTGGCCGACCAGGGTTTCGGCGCGTTCATGGGTGCGCTTAACGCCCGGCGGACTGTAGCCAACGCCACCGTCGAGGAACGGCTAGAGGCGCAAGAGCTGACCTCTGCCGCCAACAAGATCGGCACCTACACCCAGGGCAAGCCGGTGTTGCAGCGGGCAATCAACGATGCAGCCAAGAGCGGGGACGTCGTCAAGTACCGGCAGACCCTGACCGGTATCGCGCGTCAGGCTGGGTTCAGCCCCGAAGAGGTTGGGGCCCTGACCACGCTGGCCGAAGGCGTCAAGGTTGAGGACCTGATGCGGCTGACCCCGTGGGGCAAGACGGCTGTCGCGCTGGGTGGGGTTATCGCCCCGCTCCGCAAGGTCCGGCTAGTTGCCGCCGAGCAGCTGGGCAAGAAGATCCCCGGGCTCAAGGCGCCCAAGGACGTCATGGTCAACGCCGCGTGGCACCAGTGGGCCGACCAGTCGTTCATCGACGGGCTTGTCTCCTACGCCCTCGGCAGGTTCGGTCACGCCTCCGATGACGCCATCAGCCTCACTGGTGGGTCGGTCGCCCAGGAGATCGCGGGTGGCGCCAAGCTCGGCGTGAAGTCTCGGCCGGCTGCGCTGCCCAACGCCCGCGACTGGCTGGGTACCGCCGGTGACTCCGGCGCCATCAACTGGTTTAAGGAACTCGACTCCCGCCAGGTCGACAAGGTCGGCAACGAGGTACTGCGGGCTGTCGCTATCCACGCGCGCAACGGCGGGCCCCACACTATCGCCGACATTCTCAACCAGACCCGCACCGTCGAGAAGATCCCCTCCCACCTGAACGACCCGTGGGAGATCGCTAGGTGGCTGATCAAGGACTCCTCGAATGGCGAGGGGATTCGCAACGCTGCCTACCGTCTCGCCTACGACGAGTTCGGGGGACGCATCGCCGACCGGTTCACCGGGTCTGGGGCATGGGACAACGCGGTCGATCGGCTGGTTGATGTCCAGGTCCGCGACGCAGCCCTGCACCTGGGAGCCAAGGAGAACGCCCAGGGCGCCTACGTGTTCGACCCGGCGCACAGCGCGATGCTCGACAAGCTTGGGTACGCGAAGCAGATCAACCTCCGCGACCTGTCCGCTATCCCTGACAACCTGCGCCCCAAGGAGCTGACCGCGTCGGTGTACGTGCCCGACCTTGGGCACACGTTCAACAAGAAGAACCTCGTCGACTACGCGTCCAAGCTGTACTCGTTCACAGTGGCGCGCCCGCTGCAGCGGCTGGCTATCAATCCGATCTACCTGGCGAACAAGAACATCGCCTACCGTGAGCTCGGCCCGGCTGCCGAAGAGTTCATCAACGCCGGCTTCACCCCGAAGCAGACGGCCGGATTGCTTGAGCAGGCAGCCAACAACTACGCGGTGCAGGCCACGTTCCGCTACACAGACAATGTGTATGAGCGGTCGTTCTTCTCTGAGACCACAGAGAACTTCCTGATGTTCCAGCGTGCATCCGAGGACTTCCTGCGACGGTTCTCTATGGTGGCGAAGGCCAGCCCCACCATCCTGTCTAAGAGCTACCTGTTGATGGAGGCTGCCAACCACTCGGGCCTCATCTACGCCGGCCCGCCCGAAGATGATGATGGTGACGGGTCCGACCCGAAGCGCCATTTGATGTTCACCTTCCCCGGCTCGCCGCTCATGGCACGCACCGTCCAAGAGGTTGGGCGTGCTCTCGGGTGGGGCGACTCCGACCTGGTCACCACCCCGCTGTACTCGTCGATGACATCCCAGGTCCGCTACGTCAACCCGTCGCTGTCCAACCCGTTCGGTTTCTCCACCTCGCCGATGATCGGTATGCCGCTGCGGATTATGCGGTCACTGTTCCCGGAGACGGACAGCGAGATCACGAACACCCTCGGTCGTATCGAGGGCGGTGGGGAACGGTTCTTCGCCGAGCAGTCCATTCTCCAGTCGATCCTGCCCACCCCGATTGCCAGGCTGCTGCCCGCCCTCACCCAGGACGAGACCGACGGCCAGCTGGCCAGCTCGGTGCGCAACGCGTTCGTGTACTTCGGTGCGGCCGGGCTGGTGCCCGGGGACGACGCCACCGCGGAGGAGAAGGAAGAGGCGCACGAGTCCATCCGGGACATGGCCACCAACCAGCTTGTGTGGCGAGCCCTGGTCGGCACGTTCTCCCCGTGGGCCCCGCAGTTCAACGCGCCCCAAGGCACAGGGCTGCCGGACGTCAACGTCATCGATCAGGCCCGCGGCATCCGGGATCTCCGGTCCGAATGGTTCGACGTGATCCGCGAAGCGGCCGAGAGGGTTGGGCCTGAGGCTGCGATGGGCGAGGCGTCCACCGAGTGGTACCGGCGACACCCCGACGGCAAGTCGATTCTCAACCCGGCTGCGTTCACGACCGGCACCACCGACAACCCGGGCAACGCCGGCGAGGCACCCAACGTCGCGTCTGGTCCGTCGCTCACCGAGTGGATGGTCGCGAACAAGGGCTGGCTGAAGGACAATGAGTCGGTCGCCTACTACCTGCTGCCCAACTATCTGGAGCCGCAGTACACGGCTCAGGGCATGCGGGACCAGCTCCGCAACGAAGTGCGCGTCCACCGTGACGGTGCCGACTTCTACGCGGAGATGCGCTACCAGATCGCGATGCGCCAGTACTGGCAGCAGGTCAACAAGAAGTCTGCGCTGATCGCTAGCGGTGTCCCCAAGAAGGCTGTGAACGCGGACTTCAAGGAGTGGGAGAACGCGTGGAAGGTGCTGCACCCGGCCACCTTCCAGGAGAAGCAGAAGCGTGAAGACCCCGCGTATGTGAAGGGCACGCTGGCGCCCGCGCTCGGGCGGATGGTGAACACAGGGAATGCGCCGAGGGGTGTCGACCTTGCCGCTGCCAAAAAGGTTTGGGATTGGTATAGCCAGTACGAGAGCCAGTACAATAAGACGCCGACGGGATCAAAGGGTCAAGACCAGCGGTACAAGCTGAACGAGACGTACCGCGAACAAGGTGACCGAATGTTCCTTGGCACGCCTGCCCATGATCTGTGGAAGGCTATGGACATTTACGAGAACGGCTACTAAATGGGGCAGGCAAACCGCTCAGGGTTTAAGACTAAGGCTGACTCCAGTCTCCGTTTAGGTGGGCTCGGGTCGGTCCTTGGTGGCGTGATCGGCCGTTCGGCACAGCAGATTGCGAGCCGTACCGCGCAGGCCGCGCGCAAGGTTGCGCCCAACGTTCCGAACATTCCGATGCCGTCCCGGCCCATCCCGCCGATGACGCCGTCCAAGCCGATCCCCCCGCCGCCGCTGCAGTTCTTTGCGAACAAGCCGGCCGACGCGCCCAAGCCTCCCGGCTACGATCTGCGATCCCAGATCCAGAACCTGTACGACTCGGTTGGTGGGTTCAACAAGAAGCTCGGGCAGACGTTCAACGGTGACAAGCAGAACAACGAGAAAGAGTTTCTCGACGTTGGCACCGAGGTGCAGCGCGGGTTCCAGGCTGCCACTGATGCAACCGCCAAGCTCGGTAACATCTTTCACAAGGACAAGCCGTACGTCCCGCCGGAGCGTCCCGACGAAGACGTGCTACAGCGGGTCCGCGATCAGGTAGACCTGGCGCTGCGGGACGGTACGTGGACTCCGGAGGAGAAGTCGCAGATCCTCCAGTCGTACCGCAACTTTGTGCAGAAGTTTGTGGCCGACGATGAAGACGACCTCAAGTCGCTGAACAACTGGGCTGTCCAGTCCGCGTTCAAGCAGCTGACCGCGCAGGCCCGCAAGGCTCAGGACGCCGACCAGGAACAGGCTGGCGGCGGGTTCCTCAACATGTTCGGGCTTGCCCAGGAGAACCCCAACCAGGCTTCTACTGACCTCGGCGAGTACTACAGCGGCAACCTGCTGTCTGCTTCCGACGACAAGTACGCGCAGGGTTTCATCCTCTCGGCTGACGCTGGCGGCTGGTACAAGATCCAGAGCATCAAGGATCTCCGCCACCAGATCGCGACAGAGGCCCGGGACAACCCTGCGTTCGCAGCCAAGCTGATTGCCGGCATGGCCGCGTATGGCGCCTACGGTGGTGGCACAGACAAGTACGCCGGCCAGCGAATCCAGTTCGACAAGCGCG